GTAATTAAATTTTATCGTTATAAATCAACAAGTTACAAGCGATAAAAATTAATAGTTAAAATACGCGCAAAATACGCGCAAAATAGCGTATTGTATTCCAATACATAGCAAGGGTATTATATTGCGATTTTAATCCCTGTAACCCCTATTAAATGCTTATACAGAACACAGAAAGTACCATTTTAGGTGCTATGTATAACACTTGTTTCTATGCCATTTTAAGTACAATAGCAAATATATCCCTATGCAATTTTTGTGCCGTATATGCATTTTATAAAAAACATTGCATCCACCCGTTTTTTATGCTATATAGAATACCCTAGTAAAATGAAGGGTTATTCGAGCCTGTATTTATCGCAGGTTATTAATAACCTAGTAGAATGAAGGGTTATTTTATTGCACTATTTTGGTGCATAGCATTGCATAATGCAATGATCGCTCGTAGTAGATTCTAGCCCGTGTAAAACGCGCACAGAGAAATTATCTTTCTACCCT